GGCTGTCGGAAAAGTCGCTGGTGCTTTCCAAGGTCAATAACGACGGCTGGTGCGGCATTGTCTGCCCTAACCATGAAGAGCACACCGACGGCAATATCGAGGCGCGCTATAAGCCGCTCGACCGTTCTTTCTGCTGCTACCATGGCCATTGCCAGCATATCGACAGTCGCATGTTTCTTGACTGGGTTGCCGAGAATGACGGCCCCCGCGTTATACCCGGCCTGCGTGACGAGTTAATCGCCGAGCGTATGCGCCAGATGGCCGACAAGATACACCCTACCGAAGACTATCCCGACGAGGCGGCAGCTATCGTGCGCGAGGTCGAGCGCAAGGAAGCCGGACGGCTGGAAAAAGCCGAGTGGTTTCAGCGTTTCGCCTATGTGCAGTCGGACGACAGTTATTTCGACATGGTGACGCGCCGCGAAGTGCCGCGCAACGTCTTTAACGCCCTGTTCCGGCACGTTGACTGCCGTTCGGTGCACAAGAACAAGCAGCGGGTGCAGGCGTCGGTTTATTTTGACGAGCGCCGGCAGGAATATGGCGCCCCTGCGATTATCGGTATCACCTATGCGGCTGGCGAGAGCGTTCTGGTCGCGCGCGAAGGGCTGACCTACGGCAACAAGTGGGTGGACCACCGGCCGGACATGTCCGAGAGCGCGCCGGTCAAGGATAGCAGCATAGCCGTCTGGCTTGACCATTGCCGCGCGCTGATACCCGACGAACACGAGTTAGACCATGTGCTCGACGTCATGGCGCACAAGGTGCAGCATCCTAACGTCAAGATTAACCATGCCGTGCTGCATGGCGGCGATGAGGGTTGCGGCAAGGATACGCTCTGGGCGCCGCTCCTATGGGCTATCGGCGGACCCAACCAGCATAACAGGTCGATTATCGAGAATAAGGGACTGGAAAGCCAATGGGGCTATGGCCTTGAGGCCGAGATAGTCATTCTGAACGAGTTAAAGGAGCCAGAGGCACGGGAGCGCCGCGCGCTGGCGAACAGGCTGAAGCCTATCATTGCAGCGCCGCCAGAGACGCTCACGATTAACCGTAAAGGCTTGCACCCCTACGAGATGCTTAACCGGCTGTTGGTGCTGGCGTTCACGAACGACCAACTGCCTATCTCGCTGCCGTCGCAGGACCGGCGCTGGTTTTGTATCTGGTCGCACGCACCGCGCATGGACCCCGACAAGGCGGCGGACCTGTGGCGTTGGTACAAGTCCGGCGGCTTCGAGGAGATTGCGGCTTGGCTGCATCAGCGCGACGTGTCGCGGTTCAATCCGGCTGCCGCACCGCCTGTCACCGAGTGGAAACTAAACATGGTCGAGCACAGCATGAGCATGACGGAAAGCCACATGGTCGAGATGATGCGGCTGCGTGTCGGGCCGTTCGCCAAAGGCATTATCGCCAGTCCGTTCCACAAGGTCTGCGATGCGGTCGCGCTTACGCTTAATCTGCCTAGCTCCAAGGTGCCGACAGCGGCGCTATTTCACGCGCTTAAGGAAGCCGGCTGGATTGAAGCTGGGCGGCTGCACAGCCGCGAATATCCGACGAAGAAGCATATCTTTGCCGCGAAGAATGTCTTTGAGACGACTGGCCGGTCCGAGTTGCGCCGCATGGCTGAAGAAAATGTTGCGTTTGGGGACGGAAAGGTGGTAGGTATCCGCTAACCAGTTGCTGCTCCTTCTGGTTAGCATTAAGCCCCGTCGGTCCTCACTCCGACGGGGCTTTTTTATTAGCGTATGCGTGTGATGGTCAGGACGCGCGCTTCGCGGTCCGTCTTGCATCTGTAAAAGCGGTCGTGCCGCAAGCCGTACTGGCTGGCGTTGCGCGCAATACGCTTGACGTCGGCCGGTGTCGGGGCTGGCAGGTCTACTGCGTCGCCCACGGCCATGTCGTGCAGCGGATAGCTGCGCGGCCGGCCAAAGGCTTTAGAATTTGATGTCATTGTCGTTCCATTCGTAAATGTCCCAACCAAAGTTGTCGTAGAGGAATTGGCGGAGGGTCATCACTGTTCACCTTGCTTTAGTGCTGCCCAAGCACTGCGAATGTTTTCCTCTAATTCCTTCGCGTATTGCTTCCATCGCACGTTTGCGGCGGTAAGGTCTTCTTTAGCCTCACGAAGCCGCTCGTTCTCGGCGGTGAGGGTTTCGAGGCGGTCGGCTGCTTCTAAAGGGTCATCACTGACATATACAATATGGTCGCATGGGTCTTCAAAGAACCATCCATCTACATTCCGCAATCGCGCAATCAGTTCAGCATCATTCATCGTTCTGTCCTTCTATCTGGTCGAGCATGGCGCGGAAGGCTGCTTCCATTTCGCTTTCATTTGTCGACGCAAGAGCAAGTGCTTCCCATCCAGCCTCAACAACATCCTCCCGCCCCGCCTGTTCACGGATGAAGGCAAAGGTTGCTGCTATGGCTGCTTGGGCCACCTTTTCGGCTGTATCATCCGGCATGTTGAGGTAGTTCATTACGTCACATTTTGAGAGCGCACCATGAACGGCTTTGGCAACTGCGCTGTGTAGCTTCTCGTTCATATTGCTTGTTCCTTTGATGCTTGGCACGGTTTCAGCTTATCCATTGTCAGCACTCCTTGCGCGAAGGCTCGCAATGCACAGGGCGATTGCGGGGGTTGGGCCTTTACCTTCCCAAATGCCTCCCACGTCAGCCGTGTTAATGGTCGGTCGATAGTGCTTGATGTTCCAATACCACCCTTCCGGCACGAGCGTCATGGCTGCGTCTATGCTGGCGGTGTAGTGAGGCAGCGTCTTGTAAATTGAATTGTATTCAGTCGAAGCCTCAAAAAGCCAAGGTTCACCAAATGCTTTGACCAGTTCACCAAGCGGCTTGAATGGCATTTCAACATCCCATCCGGCTGCAATAGCAATCAGGCAATCCACTTCCCTATCCGGCCCACTCAACGCCTCTAATCGCTCAATCAGGTCACTGTGCATTGTCTGTCTCCTTGATGTAATCGCCGCGCTCAATCATGTCGCGCAAATTCAAGGCGTATGACTTCGCGCACGTCTGCAAGTAGCTTCTCGATCATGGCTTGCTCCTGTGGTTTTCAATCGCCTCCAAAACACGTTCGTTTCGCACTGCCTGTGTTTCGCCTTTGAAGCATCGCCGCAAAGCAGCTTCCAGCGCCTTGATGCGTTCTTCTAAGCCACGGACATAGTTTTCGGTCGCCTCTGGCCATTGGGATTGCTCGTCGTTCGACGGCTCAACAAGTGTATCACTGCTCATTTGGCAGTCTCCCTTAACCACGATAAAAAATCTCCCAAGGCATTTGCACACGCCCGTTGCTTTGCTTTTGTGGTGTTGCTTCCGTGTTGTGCATTGTCTGTCTCCAATACTTTGCGGACGGCTAGGCCGAGGACGGTAATCCTGCCGGTGATGCTGCACAGACCGAGATTGAACAGTGAGTGCTTCATGCGACCACCGTCTCGGTGTTGGGGCAGATGGTAGCCGTCGCATTTGTTGTTTGCTTTGGCTCGAAGAAGCGTCTGACTCTGCGCCTCACTCAACCCCGCAGCTATACGTTCTGCTTCACTGTGCATTGTCTGTCTCCTTGATGTAATCGCCGCGCAGCAAGCCCCTAGCTTCACATGCTCTGCGTAAGTGCGTAGGGGAGACACCCCATAGCCCGGCGCTCTCGCCCCAGCGGCGGCACAGGACGCGCAAGTCGTCGTCGATGGCCTTAAGGGCCAGTCGCTGCCGTTCATGCTCCTGTAAGGCCTGAGCGGCTTCCTGAAGGATAGCTGTCTCGTCGGTTATGTTTATGGTCATGGTTCAATCCTCTAAAATGGCCGCTAGGATAATGACGCCCAGCGAAAAGAGCATCAGAAGCCCTAGCATGGCCCAGCCTCGTCGATGGCATCTAGCTGCGCGGTCAGGTCGGCAATCTCGGCCCGTAGGGCGTCTAGCGTCCGCTGCGCGTCCTCTAGCTGGTCTTTGACGTCGTCCAGTTCGTCGACTTCGGCGGCATAGTCGGCCAGCCGTTCGGCCATGGCTATGGCCAGTTCGTCCATGCTGTCACGTCCGGCATTTATCAAGCCGTCGGTGTCGCACATGCGCCAATATGAGCGGTCGCGGCTGCGTGTCAGTGTCTTAGTCATAGTCTAAATCCCTGTTCTGCTTTGGCCATAGCCGCGCGGACAGTGTCCAGCGTAGCTTGCACGTCTTCGTTGCGCTCGGCGTGTAGCATTAGCGTCAACTCTGCATCTTGCAGCGCTTGCAGCATGTCGGGCGCGGCCGCGATTAGCCGCGCGTTCGCCTGCTGGCTGTCATTCGCATAGTATGTCGATGCAATCGCCGTGTCAGGCGTGCCGATAGTACCGCCCGCGATATACCACGGGCCGGGTGTGTGATGTTTAGACATTGGTTATGCTCCTATCTGTCAGCGCGAATAATCATCACTGCGTACCCATTGCGCTCTAATAGGGTCCGCATGTCGTCCAGTTCGTCTTCGCCCCATAGCGCGCCTTGAGCGGTAAACACCCAGCGGTCGCCGTTAGGGTGGCGCTTCAAAATCTGATAGCGCGGTGGGTCCGGTAAAATGTCCGGTTCGTTGTCGGTGTCAGTCATTGCCAGTGCTCCTTTAATTATCGTGCAAAGGTCATGTTGTCTGTTAGCGGCACAATCGCGCCAGTCGGCAATCGCACCATGCTTTCGCCATTGTCGCGGTAAACGGCGAAGCCTAGTCCGAATTGATTAGCGGATTGGTTCATTTTGCGCCGTGTTGTGACAGTGTCCCAGCCGCCCGTGCGAAGGGTTATGTTGCGGCTGTCAAACGCAACAATCTGCGTCTTATGATAAGTGACGCAGACTAAATCGCCGGCTTGTGCAATTGTCGTGCAATATGTGCTCAGTTTGTCAGTACGTGCCATAGTGTGTTGCTCCTATTGTTGGCCCTAGTGCCAGCCTCGGCGCGGCCGTTAAGCCGCGCTCCGGTGGTGCTAGGTGGTTTCACTTAGGTGCGATGGCGCGTACGTCGGACCATGCGCGTTCAGCGTCGGTATGCTGCGTACGGATAGGCATAAGGACCGCGAAGGCGTCTTCGCAATGCGGAAAGCTAATGCCGGCCGGCGCTTGGCCGTTGTGGTGCACATGGGCGGTCAAGCCAGCGTCGGCCTTGCGCTTGCCGGTCAATATGCGGCCTATCTCGCCCATATCGGCCAGATAGTCCGGATTGAATTGCGCGGTCTCTCCCGATAGCGGTTCGGGTGGCAGCACGCGCTCCCATGTAGGATAGTCGCCAAAGACCGGCTGGCAGGCGATATCGCCCACGCTGTAGCGGCTTATGTCGATGGTGGCGGCCTTACAGCCAGCCAGCGCGCGCTTGACTGCATCGCGCGGTATAATCCACCCGTCAAACGCTGGAACGTCTGTCAGGTCGATTGCAGCGCAGAACAGGCGGTGTCCGTCGGTGGCGACTAGATAGCCGCGCGGGTCGACATAGACACCGCTGATATAGGGGCGCGCCTGTTCGTTAGCGGCGCAGATAAGCGCGGCCTTTAGCTTGGCGGTGGGGATGGTGATTTTATCGGTTACAATTGCGTTCATGGTATTTGCTCCTTTTGCTGGCACTAGCGCCATAAAGGCCGCGCGCGGTGAAACGCGCGGCTAATATGGGGTTAGTCGACGTTTTCAAATTCGCGCTTTGCGGCCATGTAATTGGCTTGTTCGGCGCGGTATTCTTCGGCGCGAAATTGCAGCGCAGCGTACAGGCGGCGCAATTCAGGCGTTCCGACGCCTTCGGACGTATAGCGCTTATCGCCGGCTTGATTGCCATATTCGCGCTGCAATTCCAAAGACCATGCCTTGTCGGCGTCAATATAGGCACGATAGGCGGTATCGCGGCGGTCGATATGTTCTAAAAGGTTCATGTTGTCGGTGCTCCTATTACTTGCGGTTGTTGTCGCGCCAGTCGGCTAGACCGACTGGCACCATGGCTAGAATGATAGCTATCAGGATAAAGGCTTCGAGCGGCATCAGGCGGCCTCGCCGTAAACGGCCGCCCAAAGGCGATTGCTGGTTTCGTTGTCGGTGTAATCCGCAATCAATTCTTCGCCGTCTTCGGCGTTGCCATATATGAGCCAGAACGTCGCGACGGGCTTGCGCGAAACTGGCATATGCAGCGTGACGACGTCTTCGCCGGTTGAGCACATAGCGTCCAAAATCTGGCGCTCTTTAGTTGAACGCACGACGGTGGTTTCGTAACCATCGTTGACGCTGACATGATAACCCAGCGCCAGCGCTTCGCGGATTAGTTTACGTGCAACGCGCGCTTCGCCGGCGGTCGCATATTTGGAAAGTGAATTGGCCATATTGTGTTGCTCCTATTAAGTGTGGGTCATTTGCACTCTGTCTTTAGCCGACTTTGTGGGTAGGTGTAAAGCAAAAAATGTTGCAGGAAATTGTGGGTCATGGATGACCCACATTTTGCGGGATTGCCCACAGTTTTAAGCGCCGATGTCGGAATAACTGACATTGATGTAAGTTAAGTACGAAAAGTGTGGGTAATTTGGGTATGCTGTGGGTAGTGGATTTTGGGCGGGATTGCCCACGGCCAAAGCGGCTGTGGGCGCGGCTTTGACTGGACTGTGTATAATGTGGGCATTGGTTTTTAACTCTGTTGTAACTTTTGTAGTTATTGAGAATGGTTCGCAATAAGGTATATTTTCAGGCGAATTGAAAACATATGCCCACATGACCCACACTGCCCACAGCACCCGCGCCCCACGTTTTTTGCCGTCCGGTTTGTGGGTCATGTGGGTCATGCAAAATGAAATCGGAAACGGACTGTTTTTTGCATTGCCCACATTGCCCACAGTTTTGGGCATGTGGTTTCGCGGCCGCGCTCAATGACCGCGCGTTGCGTTGCCCACATTGCCCACGGGCAAAAGGCCATTTTGCTGCACCGCACAATTTAAAACCGGCCGGCTGAGGGCTGGCACCCCCCACCCCCTAGGGCCGAGCGGGCGAGTGAATGTCACGGCACGTACCGCAAACAATTTTTATTTTTTAAAAAATATGATATGCACCCAGCATTGCACGGGGGCGGCCTCTCGCCGACGCACACTGCCACCACTTGCTTCACTATCTGTATCACTATATAGTGCGCCCATGACGTTTTATTCCTTGCCCTTCACACCGGAGCGCGTTGAGGCGACCGAGGCGCGTCTGGAAGCGATATACGAAGCAGCACGCTATGGATTAAAAGGCGACAGCTTGGCGCTGGCCGCTGGCTTGACCCCCGCGCAGTATCGCAAGCTGGCCGAGTTCGACCCGCTCGTGGAAATTGCCGAGCAAAAGGGGCGCGCCGACGGCGAATACACTGCTGCGCGAACCTTATACAAAGCAGCCGCGCAGGGCGACAGCAAAGCCGCGCTCGACATATTGCGCCACCAGCACGGCTGGGTTGCCAAGCAGCAGATTGACGTCAATGTCGACCAGCAGATTAGCGTCATCACGGCGCTGGAGCGCGCGCAGACGCGCGTCATTGAAGGGACGTACCAGATACTGCCCGCACTAGAGGACAATAGCAGCCATGCAGACACCCGTGTACAGCGCGCAGGACGAGATGGAGTTGATGACGCGTCTATGGACGCCGTCAATCAAGGATGACCCGCTAGCGTTTGTATTGCTGCTGTTCCCATGGGGTGAACCCGGCACGCCGCTGGAGCATTTTACAGGACCGCGCAAATGGCAGCGTGAAGTGCTCGCCGACATACGCGACCATATCCGCGCAAACAACGGTAAGGCTGACTTTGACACGCTGCGGGAAGCCGTGGCGTCGGGGCGCGGTATCGGCAAGTCGGCCCTAGTAAGCTGGCTGGTGATATGGATGCTGTCGACGCGCATCGGCTCGACGACCATCGTGTCGGCTAACTCGGAAGCGCAGCTACGCTCGGTGACATGGGCGGAAATTACTAAGTGGCTGGCGATGGCGCTCAACTCGCACTGGTTCGAGGTCGCCGCGACGCGCATCATGCCGGCCAAGTGGTTGACGGAAATCGTCGAGCGTGACCTCAAGAAAGGCACGCGCTACTGGTCGGTCGAGGGGCGGCTATGGTCCGAAGAGAACCCCGACGCTTACGCGGGTGTGCACAACTTCGACGGGGTGATGCTGATTTTTGACGAAGCCAGCGGTATACCTGACAGCATTTGGTCGGTGTCTGACGGCTTCTTCACAGAGAATACGCCGCACCGCTTCCATTTGGCCTTTTCGAACCCGCGCCGCAATACGGGCTACTTCTACGAGACGTTCCACGCCAAGCGCGCCTTCTGGCGCACGCGCAACATCGACGCCCGCGACGTCGAGGGCACCGACAAGAGCCTGTACCAGCGCATCATCGACGAGTATGGCCCCGACAGCTACCAAGCAAATGTCGAGGTCTACGGTCAGTTCCCCAGCGAAGGCGACGACCAGTTCATCCCGGTCAATCTGGTCGACGACGCCATGGCGCGACCGCGCTACAAAGACGAGAGCGCGCCCATTGCCATCGGTGTCGACCCGGCGCGCTTCGGTTCGGACGCCACCGTCATCGCCGTGCGGCAAGGACGCGACCTCGTCGCCGTCAAGCGGCTGCGCGGGGCTGACACCATGGAAGTCGTCGGGCACGTCATCGACGCCATCGAGGAGTATAAGCCAGCGCTGGTGTGCATCGACGAGGGCGGGCTGGGCGCGGGCGTCGTCGACCGGCTAAAAGAGCAGCGCTACAAGATACGCGGCGTCAACTTCGGCAATAAGGCCAAGAACCAACTCATGTGGGGCAACAAGAGGGCCGAGATGTGGGGCGCCATGCGCGACTGGCTCAAGACGGCCAGCGTGCCCAACGACCGCTTCCTGAAAACGGACTTCATCGGACCGCGCATTAAGCCCGACAGCAAGGGGACGATTTTCCTAGAAAGCAAGAAAGACATGAAGGCACGCGGACTGGCCTCACCGGACGCCGCAGACGCCATAGCGGTGACATTCGCCTTTCCGCTGGCCTCACGCGAAGCACGCGTTGACAAGACGCGGCCTAGAGGTTACTCTCCGCACCAACCTGCTTCTACGGGATGGATGGCAAGCTAATGGCCGACAAGCGTAAATCAGTATCGCTGTCTGTCGGACGCGGCGAAAAACTGCCTGCGTCTAAGGGCGCAGGGCTGACCGCTAAGGGGCGGGCTAAGTATAATGCTGCAACCGGCAGCAAATTGAAGCCGCCAGCACCCAACCCTAAGACAAAAGCGGATGAAGGGCGCAAAAAGTCGTTTTGTGCCCGTATGGGCGCCGTTGCCGCCAAAGCAAAAGACGGTGAGCGCGCCCGCGCAAGCCTAAAAAGGTGGAAATGTCCATGAAAAAAGGTCTTTACGCTAATATTCACGCTAAGAAAGCGCGGATTGCCGCCGGTTCCGGCGAAAAAATGCGCAAGCCGGGCGCTAAAGGCGCACCAACCGCCAAAGCGTTCCGTGATAGCGCCAAAACAGCCAAGAAAGGTCGCTAAAATGCCTTCCGGTAAAAAAGACGTCTACGGAGTGCCCACAAAAGGTCTGTATAAGGCTGGCGCCATGCGCGCCGCTAGGGCCGCTGAAGCTAACGCTGACCCGGCACGCGCACGCGCCGCCATGCAGCGTCTGGCGCAGGAAGGCACCACCAGCGCACGCGGTGGCAGCCCGGTAAGCGTCAAAAAGCCGCCGCAATTCATCAAAACGACGGTAAATGAGCGCACAACCCCCATGGGCAAGCGGAAATAGTCATGCCGCTCGTCAAATCTGCATCAAAAGGGGCGTTTCGCAAGAACATCAAGGCGGAAATAGCGGCTGGAAAGCCGCAAAAACAGGCCGTAGCCATTGCGTATAGCGTAAAGCGTGAAGCAGCTAAAAAAGGCAAGAAAAAGTAATATGGCCGACCCTACAGGCATTGTTGGCGCCGCTGAAGTGGCAAATGTCGGCTCTAACGCGACCGGAAGCACCCGCGACGACGCCGACAAAATGGCTACCATGCGTGCGCGGTTGCGCATGGCGCAATCGGCCTATTCGGACAGCCGCGAGGACGAACTGGATGACCTGCGCTTCATGGCAGGCAGCCCTGACAACCAGTGGCAATGGCCTGCGGACGTACTGGCGACGCGCGGTGCGGTGCAGGGGCAGACCATCAACGCCCGCCCGTGCCTCACCATCAACAAGCTGCCGCAACATGTGCGGCAGGTCACTAACGAGCAGCGCCAGAACCGGCCGTCGGGTAAGGTAATCCCAGCCGACGACAACGCCGACGTTCAGGTCGCTGAAGTGTTCAACGGTATCGTGCGGCATATCGAGTATATGTCGGACGCTGACGTCGCCTACGACACGGCCTGCGACAACCAAGTCACTTACGGTGAAGGCTATATCCGGCTGCTGACCGAGTATTGCAACGAAGAGACGTTCGACCAAGACATTCGCATTGGCCGCGTGCGCAACTCGTTCAGCGTTTACATGGACCCGACCATTCAAGACCCGTGCGGCGCAGACGCCGACTGGTGTTTCATCACCGAAGATGTGCTAAAAACCGAGTATGAGCGCCAGTTCCCGGACGCTACACCCATCTCGACGCTTTACAGCCAAGGCGTCGGCGATGATGGATTGTCGTCATGGCTTCAGGAAGACACTGTCCGCATCGCCGAGTATTTCTACAACACCTACACACGCGATACGCTGCACCTCTACCCTGACAACCAGACCGCGTTTAAGGGCACCAACCGCGACAAGCAGCTAGGTGCCATGTTCGGCAAGCCTATCCGCACCCGCGAGGTCGACCGCAAGAAGGTCATGTGGATGAAGACCAACGGCTATGACGTGCTCGACGAGCGCGAGTGGCCGGGCAAGTGGATACCTGTCGTGCGCGTCATTGGCAACGAGTGGGAAGTTGAAGGACGGATGCACATTTCCGGCCTTGTGCGCAACGCCAAGGACGCCCAGCGCATGTACAACTACTGGACCAGCCAAGAGGCGGAGATGCTCGCCTTGGCGCCCAAGGCGCCGTTTATCGGCTATGGCGGCCAGTTTGAAGGCTATGAGATGCAGTGGAAGACTGCCAATACGACCAACTGGCCGTATCTGGAAGTCAACCCCGACGTTACGGACGGCGCGGGCAATACACTGCCGCTACCGCAGCGTGCAGCACCCCCGCTGCCCCAGACAGGGCTTATACAGGCCAAAATGGGGGCGTCTGAAGATATTAAGAGCACCACAGGCCAGTATGACGCCAGTATCGGCGCGCAAGGCAATGAGCGCTCGGCTAAGGCCATTATAGCCCGTGAAAAGCAGGGTGACGTCGGCACTTACCACTATGTCGACAACCTAGCCCGCGCTATCCGGCACATCACCCGCCAAATTGTCGACCTAATACCGAAAATCTACGACACGCAGCGTATTGCCCGCATCATCGGCGTCGATGGCGAAGTCGATATGGTCAAGTTCAACCCGGCCCAGCCGGAACCCGTCAAAGAAATCAAAGACCCTATCACTGGCGAGGTTATCGAAAAAATTTACAACCCCGGCGTCGGTACTTACGACGTTATGGTCACGACCGGCCCCGGCTACATGACGAAGCGTCAGGAAGCGCTCGACGCCATGAGCCAGATTTTGCAGACCAACCCGCAGCTTTGGGCGGTCGCTGGCGACCTGTTTATCAAGAATATGGATTGGCCGGGCGCGCAGGAGATGGCCGAGCGGTTCAAGAAGATTTTGGACCCCAAGGTGCTGTCGCAAGGCGACCAGTCGCCCGAATTTATGGCAGCGCAGCAGCAAATCGAGATGCTGACCATGGAATTGAACCGCGTCACCGATATTATGGAAAATATCAAAGACAGCGCGGAACAGCAGAAAATAGCCATCGACGAGTTCAAGGCAGACGTCGACGCCTACAACGCCGAGACGAAGCGCATACAGGCCGTATCGGCCGCCATGACGCCGGAGCAAATCCAAGATATTGTCATGGGCACCATCGCCGCCGCGCTTGACACAGGCGACTTGGTGTCAGGACCGCCAGAACTGCGTGAAACGCCCGATTTTGAGGACGTAATCGCGCAATCCGAGGCCCAGATGCCGCAAGAAATGCCTATGGAACAGCCTGAAATGGCGCCTGAAATGATGGAAATGGAGCCTGAAATGGAGCAGCCAGATGAGCAACTGTAACGAATTTATCGGGATGTTGTTTCTGGCCCGCGACGTCACGCACAGCGCTCATTTGAATACGCGCAGCTATGCCAAGCATATCGCGCTCAACGAGTTTTATGACGGCATTATCGACTTGGCGGACAAGTTTGCCGAAGCCTATCAGGGTAAATACGGCCTAATTGGTCCGATTACGCTTATGTCGGCAAAGAAGACCAACAACGTCGTCGAGTTTCTTGAGGGCCAAGTAGACGAACTGATGGAAATGCGGTATAAGGTCGTCGAGAAGGAGTGCACACCCCTTCAAAATATTATCGACGAGATTTTTGGCCTGTATTATACGACGTTGTACAAACTCAAATTTTTGGCGTGAGGTAAGTCATGGAATTGCTCAACCCGCTCGATAAGACCGACTACCCGGCCTATTCGGTATCGTACACTGGAACCGCCGGCAACACGACTGCATGGCTGCCCGGCCCGCAAGGCGTCGTCGTCTGGTCTGACCAAGCCTGCTACGTCGAAGTTGGCGTTGGCGCAGTAGCTACGACTGCCAGTACGCCTATTCCGCCTTTTACGCCTATTCCGTTCGCGGTCCCGCTTGACGTTACTGGTGCTCCGTGGCGCGTGAGCGCTATTCAGGTGTCGACTGGCGGTACTGTCTACTGCAAGCCGATTAACAAGGCGTAGCATGGGCTTCGGGGGCGCCCTTCGCAACGGTATCGCTTTAGGGCTGGGGACCATCATCAGCTTCCTGTCCGGCTACGCCGACGCGACCGTGCAAGGCAACCTGTTAACTGAAATAGGTGACAATCTCGTCCAAGAAGACGGCGGATTGTTACTGCTGGAGTAATTGCATGTCGGTAACACCATCCCCCATTGGCGGGTTTGCGGCCCAGTTTTTCGATAACAACGGCGTACCGTTGGCCGGCGGCAAGATTTACACCTATGCGGCTGGCGCCACCACACCGCAGGCAACATACACCAGCGCGCTAGGCGTTACCGCGCACGCCAACCCTATCATTTTGGATAGTGCCGGCCGCGTGCCCGGCGGGGAAATTTGGCTGACCGACAGTCTGATTTACAAGTTTGTTATCGAGACGTCAACCGCGGTGCTTATTGGCACCTACGACAACATCACGGGCGTCAACTCGAACTTCGTCAACTATTCCGTGCAAGAAGAAGTTATCACGGCGACCGCTGGCCAGACCGTGTTCAACCTTGCCACCATCAACTATACACCCGGCACCAACTCGCTGTCAGTCTACATTGACGGCGTAAACCAGTATGTCGGCGATAGCTATCTTGAAACCGACAGCAACACTGTGACGTTTACGGCCGGCCTACACGTCGGCGCCGAAGTAAAGTTCACCACAGCCGTCCAGATTACGACAGGCGCCATGGACGCTGGCGATGTAGGTTACACCGCCGGCTTTACTGGCGCGACAGGGCAGACCGTCCAGACCAAGCTGGAACAATATGTATCGGTCAAGGACTTCGGTGCTACTGGCGATGGCGTCACGGACGACACGGCAGCCATTCAGGCTGCGCTAGATTACGCAGGCACTGTTAACGGCTGCACAGTGTATTTTCCGACTGGCATATATCTGATTAGCGACCCTTTAATTGTGTACAGCAATACGACTATTACCATGACCGGTACGGTCAAAGTCGATGCGATGCCTTTGGGTGGCTATGAAACAGTTTTTGTCACTGACCCTGTTAATCCCGCCGATAACATCCAGTTTATTAACCCGCAAATTGACGCAAACAACGTCTCTCCTGCAAGCGGTATCATGGTGCGTTACGGCGCGACCAATGTCCGCGTTGAAGGAGGATATATTCGCAACTGCGTAAATGACGCAGTCAATCCCGGTGGTCGTGCTTTTAACATCGAAGGCGGCGTCGGAACGCAAAATATCACCATCAACGGAACCAACATCACCGGCTGTTGGAATGGCGTTTCTATTGCTGGCGGTGCGTTGCAGGCCAATTCAAACGTCAGCGTAACCAACCTGACGATTAGCGATTGCCAAGTGGCCATCTCGTTGTTTGGTAACACTGCTGGATACCCGCACAGCGGCGAGTTTATGCAGGCCGTGTTCTCAAATATCGTCATTCGCAACTGCGGCCATCTGACTACGTTCACCACGCAGGCTGGCGTCATCTGCTCTGACCGAGGCAGTAACGTGTCGTTTAGCGACATCTACGTGTTTAATGATAGCACTTATGGTGCTGTTGGGTCTTTGTGGCGCGGAGATGCTAACAACATCAGCATGAGCAACGTCACAATAGACGGCGACTTGACAGTCGCGTTGTTTGACTTCTCCAGCTATGCTGAAAGCAATGCTTACCCGCTATCGGCTAATAGTTCTCTGAATAGCCGTTTTCTGAATGTAAAGCACAACGGAACAATCCCTGACATTATTGCCCTACCAATTGTCAGCGCAGCCTATCTAACAAACTGCCAGTTTGATGTTGTCACAGACATTGTGACCAGCGGCGCGCCCGGCACCGCTAACACTGCCAACAAAACTACTTGTCGCCTGAAAGCATACAACAAAACTGAAAATGCGTTTATTGAAGGCTTCTTGAGCGATATTGGTTCAGTTACATTTGCTGAATGGACAGGAAAACTATACCCAGCCGATAGCTTTGCAGCGCGGGCATGGGGCCTATTCAATGGCACAACTGGCACCATGGCGCGCAGCTTTAACGCTAGTAGCGTTCGTAACTCCGCAGGCGATTACACAATTTCGTTTGGCAATACCGCACCTCTTGTCAGCTATGTGGTTGTTGCTTCGGCTGCGACTGCGGCGGCTACTGACCAAGTTTTGAGCATCCAAAACAAAACGCAGACTGACTTCGACATTTTTACATTTAGCAGCGGTATTGCCACTGATATGCCGTTCATTAACTTTGTTGTTTACTGGTAAGGATACGTCCGATGGCCGATAAAAAAATCTCCGCGCTTACAGCCGCAACAACTCCGTTAGCAGGCACTGAAGTCCTGCCAATTGTGCAAGGCGGTGCTACCGTAAAGGTAGAAGTTAATGATATGCTGGAAACAATCAGCGTAACGTCGCCAGCCGTTAACTCGGAAGGCAACATCTTCCTGCGTGCCACTGACGCACTGGCGGCTGGTGTCGGCACGCAGATTGGCCTTGGTGGCAAGTATAACGCTTCATCATATTTCCCGTTCGGCGGTATCTCGGCCCGAAAAGAGAACAGCAGCAACAATAACGTGGCGGGCTATACGGACATCTTGACCACCACGTCTGGGGGCACGTTGACCGCTCGCATGCGGTTTAACAGTACTGGGGACGGCACAATGCTGAACGGCAACTTTGTCGTCGGCACTGCTGGCAAAGGTATCGACTTCAGCGCGAACGGCGGCGATGTTCTGACGCAGTACGACGAAGGCACATGGACGCCGGTATTTACCGCATCATCATCTAACCCCACCGTGACATATGGCCTTCAGCGAGGCAAATATGTTCGTATCGGCAATATTGTTACGGCAAGTGCGTTTATTTCATGGTCGGCCATTTCAGGTGGTTCGGGCGACCTTCGCGTTTCACTCCCATTTGCAGGCGAAAGTTCCGTTGGAGTTGCTGGTGCTGGCGCCGTTTCGGGACTTGATGGAGTAACTTTTGCTGCTGGCCGCACTTTTCTTGGGGTTCAGCCGCAAGCAAATGTTCTTTATGCTAACCTTCCGCAAACAGGCTCCGGCGTTTCGTCCAGCAACACTACTGTTGCACAGTTGGCTGCTGGAGGGCTTATTATTTTTAGTTTAACCTATCTTGTCTAAGGACGCACTCTCATGGCGTTGACCAAAGTAACTTACTCAATGATTGACGGTGCGGCTGTAAACGTGCTGGATTATGGTGCTGTTGGTGATGACGCCACGAGCAATACTACAGCACTTCAGGCAGCGTTGAACGCCTTGTCGAGCGGTGGCACATTGTATGTACCTGAAGGCATCTATAGATGCGGCGCTCTTACGGTACCCAACAATAATACCGAGATTGTCATGGAGCCGGGCGCGGTTCTTAAATTTAACACGCTTGGCTCTGGCGTTAAAGCCATCACTATAAACGCAGATAACTTTGTGATGCGCGGCGGGGCTTTGCAAGGGCCGGCTGCTGCGGCCTATGTTTTTGAAGAAATTGCTATCGAAATGATAGGGGCGTCTACAAGCAGCCGCAAAACAGGGCTAACGCTCGACAATGTTGAAATATCGCAGTTTGGTTATGCTGGCGTAAATGCCCAGTTTGTCGATAATATTTCCATCATAAACTGTAACATTCACGATTGTGGCTATGCCGGCGCGCAATTTCTCTCTTGCAATTACGGGGTGTTTGAAACCAACACCGTTAAAACGATTACACCCGGAACATCAGGGAATATGTATGGCCTGACTTTGACGCACGACAGCGTCAATTATAATACCGACCCTAACGCTGGCACTAAGGAAGCGACTAATCCGTTTTGTTGGGATTGGTATGTGGCTGGAAATCACGTTGAGGATATTGATTGGGAAGGCATCGACACGCATGGCGGTTATGAACTTATCGTAACTGGCAATGTAGTGTATGCGACGAAAAACGGCATTGCTGTAACTGGTTCGTCCGGCGATGCAGCTAACTATGCTGGATGGTCGAATGTTGTTTCAGACAACATTGTGGATGGCCGAAATTCAGACGGCACTACTTCAGGTCGCGAAAATACCGGGTATGGTATCAACATTAACGGTGCTTCAACCGTTACGCAATCTCGCGTCACATGTTCGGGTAATATCGTCATTTACAAAGGGCTTGGCTCAAACGCCAACGCTGGGGCAATTCAGGCGGTGTCTGCGACGGATGTTGTTATCTCCAACAACATTATTGACCAATGGCAAGGCAGCGCAATCCTAGTTACATTGGCTGGGGGTGTTGTTGACGGCAACATCTTTGGCGCAAGGTCAAGTGCTGGCGACACTGTAGGGCGGTGCATTTCGGAACAAGGCCCGACAATAAAAAGACTGGTTCTCACCGACAACGTACATTCGCCGGGGGCGGGAACGGCGGCGCTTGTCGGGTTTAGTCAAGTAGGCTCCGCAACTGTCCGTCCTGTTTTGTGCGGTAATAACTTTTCAGCCGCAGTTTCTGCGTTCAGCCTTTCCTCTACGGGTTTTTCTTTGGGGACAGACGTAGCACCAATTATTACTGATACCGGCGCTGGCACTGATTTGGATGTTAGCGCATTTAACGGCGGCAATGGCGTTGTTCTGTTAAACAGCGGTGCGCCTCGGACTATTAACACATTTACAGGAGCTGTCGCTGGGCAACGCATTTTGTTTGTTAATATCGGCGCAGGGTCTCAAACAATTACACGCACGCAAGCGGCACTTAACGGAAGCGCAAATCAGGTTTTGGCTACCAAATACGCATTGGAGTTAACATGGCTTAGTGGCACAGAGCCTCGTCAAGTAGCGCCAATGTCGACTAACGGCTAACGAGATTGCCAGACCACAACAAATGATGTAGTCTGGCCTTTAACCGTACTGGTGCGGAACATCAGGCGACTTGAAAGGGTCAAAACACATGGACGATAACGTCCCCAACGAAGCGGAAGTACCCGCGCCAGAACTCGAAGCCACGGCAGCAGTCGAGCCTGTAGAAAACGAAACGCCGGAAACGCCTGCCGAGCAGGAAGCGACCAAAACCTTCACACAAGAAGAACTGGACGCAATTGTCGGTAAGCGCCTTGCGAGAGAGCAACGCAAGTGGGAACGAGAGCAAGCACAACGTGCTGCGGAACAGGAAGCGAGACGCACGACGCAGTCGTACGACGACCTTTCTCCCGACCAGTTTAACAGTTACGACGACTATGCCGAAGCCTTGGCGGAACGCAAAGCGGAAGAACTGATAGCACAGCGGGAAGTGCAGCGGCAGTCGCAGGCTCTGCAAGAGCAATATTACGAACGTGAAGAAGGCATCCGGGACAAATATGACGACTTCGACCAAGTCGCGTACAACCCCAACCTTCCCGTCACCGAGATTATGGCTCAAAGCATACAGGCTTCCGACGTTGGCCCCGAAGTCCTTTATTGGCTCGGCTCCAACCCCAAAGAAGCAGACCGTATCGCCCGCTTGAACCCAATCTTGCAAGCAAAGGAAATCGGGAAAATTGAGGCTTCATTGACCTCAAATCCGCCGGTCCGAAAAACATCGACCGCCCCGGCACCGATTGCTCCTGTCACGCCGCGTGCTTCTGGCACGCCCGTATATGACACTACTGACCCACGGTCTACCAAGACCATGTCAACGTCGGAGTGGATTGAAGCGGAAAGGCTGCGGCAGATGAAACGGTACGAGGCACAACGTCACCGCTAATTTGGGAACATTACCATGTCTAACTCAATTCTTACTATTGACATGATTACTCGGAAGGCTCTGGAAATTCTGGAGAACAACCTTGTACTCACGCGTAACGTAAATCGCCAGTACGACGACAGCTTTGCTGTTGAAGGTGCTAAAATCGGTTCAACCCTGCGTATCCGTTTGCCGGACCGCGCACTTGTCACTGACGGCGCTGCCCTTCAGGTACAGGACGACAACGAGCAGTTCACCACGCTCACCGTCGCCAACCAGAAGCATATCGGCGTCAACTTCACGACTGCTGAATTGACCATGCAGTTGGACGACTTCGCAGAGCGCGTTCTCAAGCCGCGTATTTCGCAGCTTGCGTCCAGCATCGACGCGGACGTCGCCAACGCGTTCCAGACCATCGGCAACTCGGTCGGCACCCCCGGCACCACGCCAGCTACCTCGCTCGTTCTGTTGCAGGCGCA